AATGCTCTCCTTCCCGCCAGCCTTATGACTGGCTCTTACCTTTTTACATACCGCTTTCGCCAACTACCATCTCTCATTGCCTGTCCATCATAGTAGCTGGCGGTGTTGCGGTAATCTTCAATATTGGAATCCATCAGCTTCCACCTCCTCCCAACAGATTCTCCATCTCATCGGCTGCATCCGCAGGACCACCGTCCGAAGCAATGATCCGGCTTCGGGAGGACGGGGTCAGACCGAACTGCTCTGCAAACTTGTTCATGATCTTCAGATAAGTCTGTGCGATGGACACCTGCGGCACTTGCTGCCAGTACCCGGACGGGGTCTTGACGATGGTGCCGTGCTGGGTGATAAATTCCTCCGCCTCTTTCCATCGGGCATAGGCCTGACAGTAACCGGCAAAGGCTGCCATATCCACCTCGGTCAGGATGCCGATGGCTTCCATCTGTTTGGCGAGTCTGCGCCACTCTTTCTTTGCTTCCGGCTCCAGCCACTTCGGACAGGCCGGCGCTTTCTTGTTGGGCTTCGGTTCGCTGGTATTCAGCGGATGCTTGCCCGGATTGCCTTCCAGTTCCTTCATGGCAGTCGGCTTTGGTTTTCTGCCTCTGGTAGCCATTGGCATCTCCTCCTTTCTGCAAAAATGGGTAAAGAAAAAGGACTCCGAAGTCCTTGAAATATCATTTTCCCAAACAGGAAACTTTTCCCTATAACTATCAAATAGTTTCCTATTTCGGCAACTTTATATAAAACACATCGGATACGAGGCACAGCCCCTTTTCGGGGTGTGTACCTTTTGGGTGCTATTATGCGTTGGGGTTGGCTTCCTTCCAAGCCTCGTACTCATCGACCAGCTCCGCTTCCTCGATGACCTGCCAGACGCTGCAGAAGCGGCTTCTTTGCTGCTCGATCTCCGCTGCTGTCCAGTCTTCCGGCTTGCGGCTCATGTCGTGGTAGGCATCCATCTCCGCTTTCGTCCGGAAGAAAAGAATCCGCTTCAGCTTCAGCGTTTCCTCGTTGTTCCGCAGGCTGTACCGCCTGTCCTCTGCCGCCCTGCAAAGGCTTCCGAGGTCGCTGCAGCTGAGGGTCATGTCCTGCTTGAAGGCGATCTCGATGCCAATCAGCTTCTTCTCGGTGTCGGCTTCCTGAATGTTCTTAAGGTAGGTTTTTACTTTGTTCGTCATGGTCTGTATCCTCCGTGTGTTTTGTTTTCCGTAGGGGTTTTTCCTTCGTTGTGACTGTATATTACCGTCACCGCCCGGATATAGCAAGCGGCTATGCTGCACGATCATACACACCTCTTTTTGTCGGATTTATGTGTATTTACACGCCGGAGAAATCCGCCACTACGAGCAAAAGCCCCCGAAGGAGCTCTGCCCTTTTTCAGTGTGCGTTCTTGATGCACCACTCGATTGCGTGACCGGCATCCGTGTAGGTCTCATCAGAAATCTTCAGAAGTTCCAGTCGGCACTCAATCGGTGACCAGCCTTCCTCTGGGTCTTCCACAAAGCCGTATACCGCTCCCTCCAGCATGCCATTCCAGTTCATCTGGGCAACCAGAACCCGGTCACCGAACTGCATGATGCTGTCGTAGCAAGGTCTGAGTCGGTCGTAGAAGCCCTCGATGCTGATGTTGTTTTCCGGGAAGTCGATCAAATGCTTTTTCATGGTGAATTCCTCCGTGTTTTCGTTATTCCCTTGGGGCTTTCCCCTTTCGGTATGTGCATGTTACCGTCAGGTGCAGAGGATAGCAAGCGGCTAAAGTACACAATCTTCCGCCTGGAATACCAAGCAGAATGTACATCACTCTGCATCCTGTTCCATGAGTTCCACAATGGTATCGTAGAAGAACTGCGGGTCATATGCCAGCGGTTCCCGTCCGGCTTCCTTGTCCATCCTGATCTGGTCTTCCACCATATCCTCGGCATCCTCCAGCGTGAAGGCATCCTTATCGCTGTCATCCATGTAGTTGTAGATTTCCACGATGACATCCATCATCCGTTCTTCCATGGGCTTCTCCTTCTGGCGCGTTCACGCCGCCACATCTGCCCCTGTCTGGGGCGTTGTCGGTTCACTCGGATCGTTTTGCCACCCGTGGCACAAGCCCCTGTGTGGGGCTGTGTCGGGGGCTGTCGCTTTATCTGCTCATCCATCCCAGCAGGTAGGCTTCTTCCATTGCTTTCTGGATGCCCCAAACCGGAACCTCAATGAAGTCCTCACTGTCATTGTCGCGGGCTTCGAGGTCGCCCCGGCTGTCTACCGATGCCATCAGGCGCTTGGCGATCTCCAGTAGGGCTTTTTCCTCTTCCTTGGTGATGTTCTTCTTCATGGTGGTTTCCTCCGTTTTTCTTGGTTTTCCGTTTCGGTATGTGCATATTACCGTCTATGTCACACACTATCAAGCGGCTATACTACACAAAGATGTTCCCCCGGAACTGTGAGTATTACGGCAGAAGAAAAGGGCCGCCGTTTCCGGCAAGCCCCATGTGTTTCTCTGGCTTAGTAGTCTTCTTCTTCGTCCCAGTCATCTTCCTCCTCATCCCAGCTGTCATCCTGGTCTTCTTCCTCGTCTTTGAAGTCCCACATATCTTCGGTCGGCTGGGTTCTAAGATCTGGATTCTGCTCGACATAGTCGGCAACCGCTCCGCAAAGGATGTCCATGACCTTTTCGTAGGCATCCTCGCTGAAGATCTCCCAAAGCCCTGCGGTCAGGCTGCTGACCTCTGCGTTACCCTTTGCGATCAGGAATCGGGCTGCCGGGTTGCAGGTTTCCTTGCCGTAGGCAATGTTCACCATGTCACCATCGTTGTAAAAGCGGTAGGCGATGCGGCTCATTGCCCTTACCAGCTCTCCCGCGAGGCTGTCTGCCTTGCCCGTCTCCGGTACCAGTTCCTTGAAAAGCTCATTGATGCGGTTTTCGTTCTTCTTCATTGTCGTATCCTCCATTTTTGTTGTTTCCCTTGGGGCTGTTCCCCTTTCGGTGACTGTATATTACCGTCACTCTGGGGCACTATCAAGCGGCCAAACTACACGATCATCAAGCCCTGTAATTGTCATATTTATGTGCTTTTCATGCCAGTTTTCGGAAGACCAACACGAGCAAAAGGCTGGTCATTTCCAGCCCCTTGCGCCTGTCGGTCTTGCCTTTAGCGGATGATTTCGAGGTAGCTTACGTTGCCCCAGCAGTCCGTTCCCTTGAAGCGGATTTGCTTGTCGTTCTCCCTGTCGAGGGTGAACTTCCGCAGGAGCTTCATCTTCTGAATTCGGCTCAGAAGGTCCTTGCCGTTCTTCGCATCCTCAACAGCATCCCTGATCTCGACCACCGTGCTGTCGCTTCCGTACCAAAGGTTGCTGAGTGCCTCTGGGATTCCGTTTGCAAGGTAAAGGTTGATTTTTGTGTAGGTCATTGTATTTTCCTCCTCTCAGAATGTCATCGTTTCCAGAATCTCATCCATGCCTGTCTCCCAGTCGTGGCGGCCAAGTTCGATTTTGCTGTATATCTCTGCGCTGTCCGGCTCATCGAAAAGCCGGAAGCATTCTCTTGCCAGCTCCTCGCTGGTGTGCTGCTGGATTTCATACGGCTGTCCATCCAGCCGTGTAAATGTGATCTCGTAAGTGTAGCGTTCCATGTTCTTTGCCCCTTTCGTTTTGGTAGCTGTATATTACCGTCACTGCCCTGTGATAGCAAGGCCATAAAACGTCATATTATCAACGATCTTCGCCCCTCATGTTTGGTACATATATGACCCCTGATTGACTTGCTATATATGTGTTTCTGCGGCATTATACACACAACGAAAGCAAAGAAAACCAAACCAAAAACGGAGGGCAAAAACCATGAAAAAGACCATTACCGAAATCGAAGCCATCATTGAGGAGCGCATCGCAGAGCTTGAAGAAGAATACGAGCTGGACATTTACGACCGCAACGACATCCGGGAAGAAGAATACAAAAAAGGCGGCTGGAAGCATGACCCCTTCCCAGAGGAACTTGAGGACGAGGAAGCTGAGGAAGAGGAATGGCACTACCGCAGCATGGAGGAACAGCTCAACGAGGTCGGCATGAGCATCAGGGATTTCTTCTAAGGAATCCCCAAAGGCTCCCCAGCAGAAGCTGGGGCTCTGCCTCGTATCCCCCCGTTTTGGTTTGGTATGATACACAAAACCGCTGCCAGATGTTTGTGTACATTATGGCGGCGGTTCTCCTTGCTATTGTTGCTTTCCAGAGGTAATATACAGTAAACTGGAAGGGGGTTCTCATTCTTTTGAGGCCCCCATTTTTCGTTAAAACCAAGCCCTCCCGGTCTTTTCTGGCCGAGAGGGTATTTTTCTGATTGTGATATCTTATTCCGGCTTCGTTCCGTCATCCATCTGGATGACCGCCATCTGTCCGAACATGCTGACGAATGCCTCCGGCACCCAGAAGCGTTCCCTGAATTTCTGAATCAGGTTCTGTGGCAGCTCTGCGAAATCTTCCTCGCCCAATCCGCAGATGAAGAAGTTTCCCTTGATGGGCTGCTCCAGTTCCGGGATGTATCTGCTGAATGGCTTCTCGGTGAACAGCCCGTTGTCATCGGTGACCAGAGCAGCGCATTCTTCCCACGGGTAAGTGGCTGTGATGCAGTCGCAGTCGAGGATGCGGTAAAACTCTTTCAGGGAATTTTCGATGTCCACCACCTGCGGATGTTCCATCGGTTTGATCAGAAGGACTTTCATTCTTCCACCTCCTCGATCATCCGCTGGGCGGCATCCTTATCCATGCACTCCTTCAGTGCACCTTCGAGGATGTGCATCGGGAAGCGGAATGCCTTGTAGCCGTCATGCAGAACTTTGTAGTAATACCGGCTCGGTGCGCGATGTCCGAAGTCGTTCTCCATGATGTAGACCATTGCGGTCACCATCTCCGGCTCTGCCCCCTCTCGGAGCAGTTCAATGTTCAGGTCTTCCTTGCGGTAGTAGTTCGGGTATCCCTCATAGAGGTCGAGGTTTCCTTCGTCCTTTTCCGAGATCTCCCACACCAGAACCGGCGTGTTCTTCTTCGGGTTCGGTGCGATGGTGGCGCAGCCCCGGAACAAAAGCTCCCAGCCGGCCAGCACCGCCTGCCCTGCAATTTTTGCATCCGGGCATCGGTCTGCCATCTGCTCCACCGACAGGTTGCTGCCGTAGGCGATGTAATATTTCTTGTTCTTCATTTGAATCTCTCCCTTCGGTTTTCTCCGCTCTTGTCTGGCGGTATGGTATATATCACTCTTTTGCCCTGATATATCAAGGCCGATGAGCATCATATACTACACAATGTTTTTTGCTTTTGATCGTGTACTCTTACATCATCTGCCGCTTCTTCAGATACCGGACGGCTTCCGTCCTTCCGATACTGGCTGCCAGTCCACGCTTCAGTGTGTCCAGCGGAAACTCCCAGTCGTTGTATCCGCCGTGCAGCAGTTCAAAATACTCGGCATCCGGGCAGCCAAGACGCCGGTCCTCGTGCATCACATAAGCGATGCAGGGCTTTGCCTTTTTCATGCGGTTCCCGTTCAGGTTCCAGACCGGAAGCTGGAATTGCTTCTTATAGTAGTATCTTGGGCAGCCCTCGTATCGATCCAGCAGAAGCTCATCATATTCCGAGAGCTTCCAGACCACCGCCGGTACGCTTTCATTGGCATCCTGCTCGATGGTGGCATAGCAGCCGGTCTTGCTCTTTTTGAATAGGAGCCGGTAGCCCTTGATCTCGGTCGTGCCGACCACCACAGCGTAAGGGCATCTCTTTCCCATCCGCTCCATGTCGAGGTTGCTTCCATAGGCAAGGTAATATCTGGATGGGACTCGGCTGATCAGTTCAAGCATCTGCCTCACCGTCCTCCCTGCCAGTGAATTCCACGCCCTGGAAATCCTCTGTCCCAAGCTCGATCTGGCTGTCCTGCCACCAGTCCTCTGCCACTCGCTGTGCTTCCTCCACGGTCGGCTCTTTCATCTCGGATTCATAAATGGTCACCGTTCTCTGGTAGGTCTCGGTGATGGTCACCTTAAAGGTTCTGCCACCCGGTGTGTTTTCATTTTTTAACGTGCTTTTCATAAACCTGCACCTCCTTCTACCACCTCAAGGGCGGTTGCCCGCCCAAAAGGTGCCCGTGCATCCCGGCTTATTTGTTCCGCCAGGATGCGTTGCCCTCCATGTTCCGCAGAAGGATTTCCCTTGCCGTTGCAAATTCATCCCCGATGAATCCCAGCCTCAGCATCCAGCACCGCATCGCGTACTTTTCGTTGTCAGTCTGCTGGGGCTTCGGACTTGCCGATCTGACCATCTTGGCAAGCTGGCTCATTGCGAGGCAAAGCTGGATGTAGGCTTTCATTTCTCCGGCGTGCAGTCCGTTGTGCTTTCCGTCCGCTGGGTCTGCAAATTGGAAAAGCCGGAATTCAATGGTCCCTTTTGTAAAGGTGGCATGGAGGTTCAGCATATGGTACCGGCTTGAATTGTAGTGGGCATTTCGGTTTTCCCAGCTGGAACCGTTGCCTTCGTACCAGATGTCTTCCAGCTTGTGCATGGTGGTCGGCTTCTCTCGGTTCAGCCGGTCGAGGAAGCGGTGGTCGACCACCCGGCAATATTGTCCGGTGCGCCCTGCGTCGATCCGGATGGCTCTGCCGATCTGCTGTTCGTGCGCCGCCATGATGTTCACAAGGTTGCGGATGGTCTTTGCAGTGTGGTCGCCTTTGCCGATGTGGATGTGGACCCCGCATCCGCGGCTTGGGCCGCTCTTTGCGCCTGCCTTGCGGAGCAGCCGGATGATTTCCTGCAGGGGTTCGATGTCGTCGTAGGTGAGAATCGGGGTGACCAGTTCACATTTTTCTGCGTCCGGTCCGAAAATGCTCGAATCTCGCTGAAACTTCCAAACCCTACCCTGCTGGTCTTTGCAAGCCCAGCTGTAATATCCGTATTCACAGTCAGCGTACCACGCTCTGGTTCCGAAGTACTCGGCGACCTTTCTTGCCGCTTTTTCTCTGGTGATGTTGTTCATCTCGATCTCAACTCCGATGGTCTGATTCTTCATGGCTTCAATCTGCTCTCTTGTTTTATCGTTCATGGTATGTTCTCCTTTGTTTTTTCCTTGTTTTCCCTTTCGGCATGTGCATATTACCGTCAGGTGCACATAATAGCAAGGCCATAAAAGAACATATATTCGACAAATATCAAGAGGAATGATCGTGTACATTTCTGCGGTTTATCTGCTTGATAATGTACATCTTCAGAGTTAATATCGGTACAATGGAAGAGGAGCTCGCATATTTTCCAGCCCCCATTGGGGGACTTGGGAGCTTACGCTCCCGCTTCCAGCATCTGCGCCGTGTCTGCCCCACAGTCGGGCTGTGTCGGCTGGGTCGTATCCGGTGCAATCGTTTCCCCAGCGGCGGCACTGCCCTCCTGTGCCGCCTGTTTCGCGGCTTTCAGGGCATCCCGCTTTGCCTTTTCTCTTGCAAGGAACTTCTGTGCTTCCTCATCCGTGCGGAAAGCCGCATGGCCAGAAAGGTTCTCCATGAGGATCTTGCGTGTTTCCTTGAAATCCGGACCGTTCATGCCCAGCCGCAGGAGCCATGTGCGGAGTGCGTATTTCTCATTCTCATCGTTGACATCCTTTGCCTGGATGCGCTTCTGGCTGATAGCCTGCTGGTTCATCAGCACCGCCAGCTGTGCAAAAGCCGTCAGATGTTCGTGGTCCGGTGCAGTCGGGAAGCCGGTAAAGGTGACCTTCTCAGTGGTGATCTTCAAGCCTTCCAGTGCAGCACCATGCTCAGTCTCATAGTCTCTGACCGCATTGATGAAGTTCATGATGGCAAAGGTGCAGCTATCGTCCTTCAGCTTCTCGACCAGCCCATCTTCCACATGGAAGTGTCCGCCAGTCGCCTTGCCGATGAGCTTGCCGCGGCTGTAAAGAAGGTTGACCAGGTTGCGGAGAGTCACACCGTTGTGCTGGCTGACCGGGAATGCAAGTTCTAAGTCCAGCGGCACTTCTTCCGGCTGATCCTCTGCTTCTGATTGCTCTTCGCTTTCCGGCTTCTCTGCACCCAGCTCATCCTCTGCGGTATCATTCTCTGCCGCGTTATCCGACTCCGCCGCTTCCTCGGATTCATCTTCCGCAGGCTCGTTTTCCTCTGCGGTGTCTGCATCTTCGGGTTCCTGCTCGTCCAGAGCCTCCGGCTCTGCTTCGGTCATCTGCTCAGTTTCCGCTTCGATCACAGGTTCCTCATCCGTATCCGCTGTCAACTCTGTGTCCTCCGGCTGGTCATCCGTGCTCTCAACACTCTCGCCGCCGCGGATCAGGCCCTCATTCAGCAGGGTCGTCAGCAGCTCGGCATCTGCATTCTCCGGCTCGACCAGAAGGTTGCCATCCCGGTCGATGGTGTAGCTCCCGATGTCGTAAGAATACAGAGGTGCTTTGGTATAGTAAGGGTGGATACCGGTCAGCTCTTCCATGCGTTTTGCGAGGGTCTTGCGCTCGGCCACGTTCAGTTCAAATTTCAACATAATTCATCTCTCCTTCTCGTTCATTTGTTTTTGTGCATCCCGATGTTCTTTTCGGTAGCACATATATCGCTCTAAACCGGATGAATAGCAAGGCCATTTCCCGATATTCTTCATGTTCGACCATTTACACAAGGGACTGCGAAACCTATTGTGTAAATAGGACCAATATGTAAGCCCACCATATTACTGGGTCGCTTTCTACCTAGTAATATAGCGGGCCAGTTTATTCTTCCAAACCTGCGCACCATGCGATGCCGGCCAGAACAAAAAATGCGTTTGCCAAACAAATGCCATTACCCCAGATACGGTACTCTGCCGAATCCGTATATGGGTCAGCCAGCCATTTCCGGATCTGCTTCTCCGTTTTCGGCTTCTTGGCATGGGTCACGATCTTGCGGTGGGTTTCAAACACATCCGCCCAGAACGCCAGCTCTTCTTCGGTCGGGTCTTCCGTTCCAAGGTCCCGGCACCACCAGTCCGGGAAGCCCTGCAGTCTGGCACACTCGGTCGGTGTCAAGCGGCGAACTGTATAGGTCACAGGTGTAGGCTGCGCTTCCGGGTTGTCGATGACCAGACGGTCATTGAAAGCATCCTGCCCGTTAAAGCCGCTGGGATGCGCCCCGGTTGCCACCGTTCCCATGACACCCTCGTTCAGATGCGGTGCCGGTGCGATGGTGGTCGGGTCTTTGTAATCCCGTGCCATCAGGGTCGGTGCGACTTCTTTTGCCACCTGCATATAGGAGCCGGTGGTCATGGCATATACATCCTCCGGTGCGCAGACTGCATGGCGGTCTGTCGCGTCCAAGGTAAAGCAGACATCCTCATTGACGCCATCCCCCTGCGGACCATTCTCATCCTTGCGGCCGATCATGTTACCCTGCAGGACGAAGGTCTGCATCTGGTCACTCCGGGTCGCTATCAAAGCGCCGGACTTGCCATGCAGGTCGATCAGCTCATTGCGCTGGTTCACATGGAAGGCCGTCACCTCTTCCGGCTGTGCCACAAAGGTCTGCTGCTTCATTCCCGGCTCTGCTGCCAGTGCCGCTGACTTATCCCCCAGATCACGGATTTCATCCCTCTGGTTCTGGGCAAAAGCAACTGCCGGCGCACCACCGTGTGTACACGCCAGCGGTGGAGCTACTTGTTCATCTACTGTGCAGTTCAACTTACCGCCACCCTGATCCACGCAGACAACAGGTTCGCAGATACACAGCCCACCCTGATTACAGGTCGGGTCGCCACCGCTGCGGTCCAGTGTCCGGGAGGTCTCCGCTTCATAAAAACCGCTGTGCGGATTATCGGACATCATGGAGTGGCTGGCTTTCGAGCAGACGCCATAGGCTTTGACCGCTAGTTCATTGCATCGCTGCTCTCCAATATCAAATGTGTTCAGTGTATTGGCAACTTCACCCTGTTTCCATGTCGGTACTTCACTCTGAGAGTTCGGCCGCGTTCCCTTCACAAATGGAATGAACACTGTCTGGTCATTGTTGCAGCCGAGAGTGGCCGATTTTTCTTCCTGCCAGATGGCTCCCTTGCCGCCGCCTTCACACCCGGAGCGGATCTTCAGTGTGACTGCCGGGGAGTTTTCAACTTCTTTCACCGGGCTTTCCACTGAATTTTCAACAGCGTCCATGACCATCGGGACATTACCGCCGCCCGTACCACACCGGCTTGTCAGTGTCTGCACCTTGCCATCCTCGGAAATCTTCACCCGGCTGTCAGCAGGATGATTCTCCAGTGCGATGGCGGCAGGCACAACACCAGCCCGGAGGGTCGGTGAGCGTTCCTCCTCGTATCCAATGCTTCTGGCATCTGCCGAATGCTCGGTGCAGAAACCAGCGGCTTCCAGAACACACGGCTGATGCCCATGCTCCTCTGCCCGGAGGGTTCCGGTCACATCCTGGGAAACATCCATCTGCCTGCCGCCCTGGTCGTTCAGACAGATCCGCCCTCCTGCTCCGCTGAAGCCTGCCTCTCCAGTGCCGCTTTCAGCACCGGCGGCAGCTCTTTGCCACGCACGGAAGCCCTCCGCAAAATACCGAGACACGCCTTCGGACTCAAATAGTACCTTTGAGGCACTCTGGTCTGCAAAATCTGCGACAAGGTAGACACGTTTTCTTCTTTGGGGAACGCCCCACCATTGTGCATCAAGAACTCGATACGCGACACTCCATCCGTCTCCCACGTAGTAGTCAGCGTCGGGCCATCCTTTCTTCTCAGGCGCAGGCACCGAGGCGGCCGGTTCTTTAACACCGATGACGGCTTCGAGGACTGCTTTGAAGTCCTGTCCTTTGTTTGAGGAGAAGGCCCCTGGCACATTCTCCCACACGATAAATCTTGGTTTTTCTCCATTGGTCTTACACCTCATTTCCTTCACGATTCGGATTGCTTCGTAAAACAGGCTGGACCGTGAACCATCCAGACCGTCCCGCTTACCGGCAATAGACATATCCTGACAGGGACTGCCAAAGGTGATGATGTCCACAGGCGGCAGGTCTGCGCCGCTGATGGCGGATACATCTCCGTAGTGCTTCACCTGTGGCAGACGCTTGGTCGTGACCCGGATGGCAAACGGCTCAATCTCACTGCTCCACACCGGAGTGATCTGCCCGGTCAAAAGCCCGCCCAATGGAAAACCCCCGGAACCATCAAAGAGGCTGCCGAGGGTCAACTGTTTATTCTCCATCAGCGACCTCCCTTTCCGGCTCGAAGGTTGCTACTTCCTCGAACTTCAGCTTCTGGCCGTCACGGACAACAAACACATCATCGTAGTGACCATCGCTGTGTTCGATATACCGCTTCACGATCACATCCACGAACTTCGGGTCCAGCTCGATGCCCCGGCACACACGGTCGGTCTCCTCACAGGCAATCAGGGTCGAGCCGCTGCCGAGGAACGGATCGAGGACGATGCCGTTGGTCATAGTGGAATTTCGGATGGGATAACTCATCAGGCCAATGGGCTTCATGGTCGGATGGTCCTTGTTGGACTTCGGCCGGTCATACTCCCATATAGTCGTCTGCTTCCGGTCGGAATACCACTGGTGTTTCCCCTTCTGCTTCCAGCCGTAAAGACACGGCTCGTGCTGCCACTGGTAAGGACTGTGTCCCAGCACCAGAGCATTCTTCTTCCAGATACAGCACCCGGACAGGTAGAACCCGGCATCCTTGAATGCCTTTCTAAAGTTCAGCCCCTCGGTGTCAGCGTGGAAGATATAGATGGAGCCATCGTCTGCCAGATGCCCGTGCATCTGCTGGAATGCTGCCAGAAGGAACTGGTAGAATTCCGAGTCACCCATATTGTCGTTCAGAATCTTGCCGGCCGTTTCTTCCACATCCACGTTGTAAGGGGGATCGGAAAGAACCAGATTTGCCTTGGTTCCGTCCATCAGGGTATCGTAGCATTCTGCCTTAGTGGAATCGCCGCACAGAACGATGTGCTATCCCAGATGCCAGAGGTCGCCCTCTTTGGAGAAGCACGGCTGCTTCAGCTCGGATTCCACATCAAAGTCATCTTCCTTGACCTCTTTGCTGTGGACCTTGTTGAACAGCGTCTCGATCTCAGGCGGGTCAAAACCCGTCTTTCCGAGATCGAAATCGGAATCCTCGATGTCCTTGAGCAGGTCAGCCAACAGAGAATCATCCCATGCACCCGTGATCTTGTTGAGTGCAATGTTCAAAGCTTTTTCTCTGGTCTTGTCGATGTCCACCACCGCGCAAGGCACTTCGGTGTATCCCAGCTCCATCGCTACGGTCAATCTCTGGTGACCACCGATGATCGTCATATCGGCATTGACCACCAAAGGATCTGCGAAACCGAACTCCGTGATCGAGTTCTTGATTTTCTCATACTCTTTATCCCCCGGCTTCAGCTTCTTCCGGGGATTGTATGCGGCCGGCTTGAGTACGGACACCGGCAGCATCTTTAGTTCAGCAGTTGCTTTCATGTAGGCTCCTCCTAATTCAGATTCACATGCGCATGACCCCGGAGAAGGGCACGAAAAAGGAGCCGAACAAAAAGCCCGACTCCATTTCATCTCCATCTTCCTGCGGCTGTTCAGCCATCTCACACCATTCCGGTTTTTCCCCATTCACAGATGCCAAGACCTTATCTTCCGCATCGTCAATCGCATGTACACAGATACCCCCGGTGTTGAACATCGGAAACACACCAATAATCTTACTCATCCTCATTCACTCCCTTCATCCCGTATCGATAATCCCAGTAACAGTTCAGACTACAGAACTTCCTCTGCCGTTTGCCTTCATCTACGGCACGGAACTCCCGGCCACAGTTTTTACAGACCTCTAACCGGAATGGCTTATGCTTCCTGTAAAATTCCTCCCGGCAGCCCTGAGAACAGAACCGTCTCAAGCCGCTGTTTCCTCTCTGTACGAGAATGCGTCCACACACCGGGCATCGGCGTTCCCCTGACCCATCCGGAGGCTGCAGCTGGCAGCTTCCCGTTTCCGGCAGACCCAGCTCCCGGCAATAATCCGTGACCTGCTCCAAAGACAGCCCGGTATTTTCTGCGATCTCTGGGCATTCAAATCCGGCAAGCCGCTGGCCTCGGACTTCTTCTCTCTCCGGGCGGTACTCATAGCCCTCAAACACACAGTCCAGCCGGACACCATTCTTTACCACATCACGCTCTATGTTCAGCGGTTTTTCCATTTGCATCGCCCTCCTTCCAGCGTCCTTTGTTTGCACAGGCACGGCTGCAATATTTCCGTTCCAATCCGTACTGGTGACGGTAGGAAAATTCCCTGCCGCACACCGGGCAGATCTTCGACCGCACGGTCTTCCAGTTCTCCGGCTTCGGGTGGGTGTTGTTCCACCGTGACCGGCATTCCGGAGAACAGAACTTCCGGGGTCTGCCTTTATGGTTTGGTACGATTGCCGTACCGCACTGAGGGCAGAAGGAAAAAGCCATGTCCCTGATCATCTCAGCCGTGTAATCTTCCATCTGCCCTCACCCCACTCTCATTTTTCGCCGTTTCTGCGGCGGTTTCTTAGAAAAATCTCATAATTCATACGAAAAGCGGCGAAGTGGAAATCGGCACTGCCCCGCCAGGTCGGATCGTTGTTGCGGCGGCCGATTCCCGCTCGCCCCTGCTCATCCCGGAACAAGCTAAAATGTGCGAAAGGTCCCTGTTTACGAGAGATTTCACACACTTTGGTTCATTTCGGGGAAAAAGAATGGCACCGGAACCGAAGCTCCGATGCCTGTACATTTTCCTGTTTCATTTTGCGCCGTTAATCCTCTGACCCCCGGCCTATGAATTTTGCGGTTTTTCACAGAAAAGGCCGCACCGGTCTCCGTGTGACTTCACCGTAGAGAAGTGACCCCGACCCCCGGCGGGGGTGTCAGTAGGTGTAGGTCGGGTTGATGTCTTCGGCCAGCGTCTTCTTATCGTGACAGCTCTTGCAGAGAGACTGCCAGTTGTTCTGGTTCCAGAAAAGTTTCTGGTCTCCACGATGCGGAATAATGTGGTCTACCACCGTTGCCCGGACGTACTTGCCCTGCTTGGCACACTGCACACAGAGTGGATGAGCTTCCAGATACGACTTTCTGGCTTTCTGCCACCGTCTGTTGTATCCACGCTTTGCCGCCGGGCGGGTCACCCCTGGATGGAGAGGCAGGTGCTTCTCACAGTAGAGCCGGCCGGCTTCCACCAGCTCCGGGCAGCCGGGATGACGGCATGGTGTCTTTGGTCTGTACGGCATAGGTCAGTCCTCCCACGGAAGACCAGCCTTACCGAAGTGACCGTAAGCACTGACCTTGTTATAGTCTACATCCAGCAGTCCAAGCCGCTTGATGATACCCTGTGGAGTCAGGTCATAGCTGTCATGGACGTAGGCTTCGATGAAGTCGAGGGACTGGTGCTCCGTACCAAAGCACTCCACCGACACCCCCACCGGCTGTACCACACCGATGGCGTAGGCCAGCTGGACTTCGCACTTGTCAGCATAGCCCGCCTGCACGATGTCCTTGGCAATCTTTCGTGCCATGTATGCTGCGGAGCGGTCCACCTTGGTGGGGTCTTTCCCGCTCAGAGCACCGCCACCCATTCGACCGATACCGCCGTAGGTATCGCATGCCAGCTTTCGGCCAGTCACACCGCAGTCGGCGTAGCTGCCGCCCAGCACGAAACGTCCGGTCGGATTGACCAGCTTTGTAAAATCACCGTCCAGACCGTACTCGCAAGCGGCAAGCACCATCATGGATTCGATGATGTGTCGGAAGTCGCTGACCTCCACATCCGGGCTGTGCTGCACGGAGCAGAGGAAGGTGGTGATGCGTCCGGTGTCGTAGTCGTAACTGACCTGTGCCTTGGCATCTGCACGGAACATCTTGGACGGATGGTTCTTCAACAGCTGCAGGAACTTGGTGGCGACCATGTACGGGATCGGCATCTGCTCTGCCGTCTCGTTGGTGGCGTAGCCGTACATGATGCCCTGGTCACCGGCACCGCCCTTGTCCACACCCAGTGCAATATCCGGGGACTGCTTGTCCACCAGAATACCGATGCGGAGAAGTTCGGTCAGGTTCCACCCCAGCTTTTCAGCACCGATGCGGTTGAACACATCGTGGACGATCTGGTTGTAGTTTGGCCGGTAGTTGGTAGTGACTTCGCCGGCAATAAAGAGCTGGCTCTTTTTCAGCAGACACTCGATTGCCACACGGGCGTTCTTGTCATGCCGAAGAATGTCGGTCACAATGGCATCTGCAATCTGGTCGCAGATTTTATCCGGGTGGCCGTTGCTGACCTGTTCACAGGTAATAATCTTACTCATGTTCTGTCCTCTCTTTCACGTATCACAAAGCAGGCCGCCTTTGCCCTTGCCCACAAATAGGCTCCCACAAAAGCGGCCTGCGATGTTCCAATGTGCTGTTCCAATGTGTCCTCTGAATCTGTTGCTGGTGTGTTGCTGGCGCTTTCCTCACAAAGCGAGATGTCCAAACCTCAAAAAGTGTTGGTTCTACGCGCTTTTTAAGGTTGCTAAGACTTATATTTTTTCTTTTGTTGCTATTGTTGCTAGTAAAAAGTAAATAGTATATAAAAGAAAATAATATAAATAAAATAGGGTTTTCACTCGCAACACTCGCAACAGCACCGAAAACCCTTGATTTCCCTACGTTTTTCTGTTGCTGGTGCGTTGCCGCTGTTGCTGGTAACGTGACTCCAAGGCCATGTGTTGCTGGAATTTTGGCAGGAACTTATGAAAATCAAAAATCATATGTTTCACTGTGTTCTTCCAGCAACAGTCGCAACAGAGCTATCCCGCACCCCGAATCTCAAACTCACGATGTCAATGGGGCAAAGTCCTCCTTTGACTCTTCACTTGCCGTGAATGCCACATCCAGAACCATCGGAGTCGTGCTGCTGGATGTACCGTCATTCGGACGTTTTCTTGCAGTTTTGTATCTCTTTTCGATCTCCTGATTGAGATTCTTGGCCGCCTCTGCCCGATATCCGTTTTCCCCACACCACTCCTTGTAGCGTGTGTAAACAGCACCGCGCCGAAGCTCACTGCCTTCTTTTTCCTCAATACACTCATCGAAAAACTGACCCATCTTGTCAGAGAACATCTGGTAATCCATTGTTGCCTGTACCACAGAATCCGGCATACTAAGCCCCTGACTGCGGAACATCTTGTAGCCTTCCAGCATCCAGTTCAGAATACCGGACATATTTTCCGGCTTTGCAAATGTGGACTTCAAGTCTTTATCCTGCTCATTTTCTTCAAAATGCCGATCAAAAGGAATGATCTTGATTCGCCCAGATTCAAACAACGTAAGGTCTGTGATATTCGGACGGTGGTTCGTGTTGATGAAAATTTTGAAGTTTGGACGGAACTCGAAGCTGTTCTCATGCAGATACCGGGCGGTGATCGTGTCGTTACCGGTCAAACGCTTGGTAAGAGCGGCATCCAGTGTAATCTTCTTCTCCGGCTCTGAGATGTTGACAAAACGAGAGCCTGCAAGACGAGCGATTTCCTCTGACGGTCCGCCACTCTGGTTGTTAAACTTTGCCTGCAACATGGTCGGGTCAGCATTCTTGCCATACTCACCCATGATACGCAGGATGCTCTCCATTGTGGTGCCCTTACCGTTTCGGGAAGTCGGACCATAGAGAATAAACAGGCATTCCATTCGGGTATCACCTGTCAAAGCATAGCCGATAGCTTTCTGGAGATAGTCCGCTCTTGCCTTGTCGCCCTGCATGATCTCCGTGATGAACGTCCGCCAACGGGGGCAGTCTGCTTCCGGGTCATAAACGACCGGAGATACCTTTGTGAGATAGTCCTCCGGGCGGTGTTCCCGGAACTCCATCGTCCGCAGATCCAGTGTGCCATTTTTGCAGTTGAACAGGTAGATATCCTGATCGTACTGCTTCATGGACAGCGGAAACACAGACTTTGCGTCTTTCAGCATCGTATCACGGTGTTTGCGGAGCTGGAGCTTTCGGACACGGTCAATGAACCGTTTTCTGACATCCTCTTCCGTGATCTTCAGTGCAAATACATACAGCTTATCTGCCAGATATTTCGCAAGTTCTGCCACCTTAAGGTTCTCCATATCCGGCTGCCAGACAACTCCGTCATAAACAAACCAGATGCCACGCTCACTGTTATACCGTGCAATGGGCTTGAAGAAATCGGCGAACATATTGCCCATGCCGATCTCGTCTCTTCCATAGCGCGGATTTGTGTGCGGTGCCATTTCTTCCAGCGACAATGTGAGTTTACTGATATCTGGTGGTCGCTCTAGTTCCTTTTCATCGGAGTCAAGATTTACAAATTCTTCATCCACGATATCCTGAGCGTTGACAGGAATGTAAACGGAAGCGCAGGTGTTGACCGTGTTTCGGATGGAGATCGCACCATAAGTCGAACCAGCCTGCTGACGATCCCACTTGTCACGCATCAGACCAGAAGTACGGAAAATGCGGTCCATCTGCTCCTCATCACAGCCACACCAGAACGCCAGGATAGACAAGAGCGCCATATCTGCATCCGACTGGCTGCCGTAGAGGTCTTCCCACTCACCGGCAAACAGTTTTTTGAACTTGTCACTGTTACTGGCTTCGTTGGCGTGTGTGATAACCGCCTCATCATCCAGATACGAATGGTGCTGAAAATGGGTCTGCTGTACCTGCTTATTTCGCTTCATCAGCGTGTCCAGCAGGGTGGTCATTGCCGTTTCATCGTTGGGAATCTCACCTGCGCGGTAAACATCTCCCGTTACGGTGACGAAGCGGTTTGTCGCACCAGGCATGTACACTTCCAGACCTTTGCTTCGGTTGTTGATGTAGTAGACTGTCTTATCATAGACATAGTCTTCCGGCACATGGAAGAATCCACGCAGTCCTTTTCCGGACGGCGACTTCTCCACATAAGCCGTAGAGAAGATTGAAAGTACAGTATCTGCCGTATCGTTTAGTGTACCGTCCTCACGGATACAATGGTCGATATCGAAAGCTCCGATACTACTTCCCACAGCAATGCCGATGCCGTCATAGCCGCCCATCGCGTAGGTAACAAGCGTGGTCTTGAAATCCGCAAAGGTGCGGAGGTCATTGATTCTTGCTCTGTCGCCGTTCGCTGGGTTATACGGCATCTTGGTCTTCTGACCGTTTCGCTTTTCAAATTTCCAGACACAAAAACAGCAGGAGGTCTTCAGCTCCGCCGGGATGTTTTTAATATCCACCATAGCGGTCAGACCTCCTTTCTCGTAGACGCCCGCATCGCAAACTGCTTTGTGACAGCCGCTTCGATCTCGTGCTTTTTCTGAACGGAGACCACATAACAGAGCCGATTAAAAAGCACCATCTTATCTATGGTCGTGATCTGCTCCACCAGCAGGACGGAATCTTCCAGATGCTCATCCCGGAGCATCTCACAGTCTTCTTCGGTCAGTACGATGTGTACCGGAAGTTCCAGCTTCTTCAACTTGGAACTCAGCGGAATCACCGTGATGACCGGGGAATTACGGTTCGCCACGTCATTACTGATGACCAGAACCGGACGTGTACCGCTCTGCACCGAAGTGCCAGAGTGATCGCCCAACTCTGCGAACCAGACTTCATACTGCTTCGGTATCTTTGTTGCCGACCACTGATCTGCTGGCAACTCGTGAAACTGAGGTTCTTTCGATGTCAGCTTACAGGGGGCCTCTGATCTGCGGTGCGGCTTCGTTTTTCCGCGCTGATTGATGTACTTGTTGACATGAATCTTGCGACCATGCACGCCGTGTCTTGCGTTTTTCTTCTTGCGCCCCATACGGGTTCCACCTCCTTGACGCATAATAATAAAGCCAAAGAGGGCATGAAAAAAGCCGACAGGCTTTTGACCTATCGGCTGCTCGTTTGCTTCTCTTTAGCTTTTGACAGTTTATATTATAGCACGGGTCTACATACGATGCAATGCGTTTTTTCTCCAATATAAGCCGTTTTTCTCCAATTAAAAGCAATTCTCTCCATTTATGATGAAAAGCTCTGAAAAGTTATAGCCCTCGATGTTTTATCGTGACTGGTAAAAGCTCAAAAAAGGGAAGTGAACTCCTGAAGTTCACTTCCCCAACATCTTATCCCGTATTGAAAGATACCGCTGTATTCCATACCCCATCATCTGATATCCGATTTTGAGATAGTGGTCTACACAGCCATTCGACATTTTTACCACACTGCTTTCTGGGGTTTCAATTTCGTTCCATCCTTTTCCGTTGAGAAATTTCTGGATAATAACTTCTCTGGGTGTTCCTTCTAAAAACTCCTCCCCAGCTGTGAAAAGTGTGATGATTTCTTTATTCTGGTCAACCATTTTCTGAAGTTCCTGCTCTTTTTCCAGATACAACTGCTGCAACACTTTGTTCTTTTCCTCAGTCCGCTTAGTTGCCAACCGCGTAAGATCCTGCTCCAGAACCGGCAGTTCCCGCTTCGCCACTGTGTATTCCTTACAGACCTGTTTTGCTCGTTCTACCATTTCCTTATCTACCGGTCTATCAAACAACTTTCTCCGTGCCATCCTGCATGTCCTCCTCATTTTCTTCGCGCTGTGTTTTCCAGTACTTCAAAATAAATTCAGCCATTTCTGCCTGCGCCTGCCGTTCCATTTTTCGGATGACCTGCCACAACAGCGACTCTCCCTCTAACCCCACTGCATCTTTCCAGAACGCTCCACCCACATAGATTTGCCGAACAACCATCCCCTGTTCTCCGCCCACATAATCTGCCGCCATTTCCAGAAGATAGATATCACCTGCCAGCGTTCCATATTTTTTCAATAATTTCCTGTAATCATCCCGCCAGGTTTGGATAATATAATCCAATGCGCCGATTGCCGCTTTTGCGGTCGGGTCTGAGATATGACTGCTCTGTACCCGTTCTCCTTCCCCAGAGCCTCCAGAATTCATGGCGTAGTAAGCTTCTGCAGGTGTCAGTGTCGGTGCAGACAGAAGCTGCTCTTTCAGCTTCTTGAGTTGTACTTTCTTCCCTGCAATCGCCTTTCCCATATCTCGAACCCAGCGTTTTATTTCATCCAGAATCCTGACTTCAGCTTCGTCAACATCTCCATTCGCATGATCAAATATGTAATCCAGCAACCTAAACAGCTCAGACGGCCTTTCGGCAGCGTGAGCGAGTACCCGTTCCTGTTCTTTTCGGATATCCTGTGTATTCATCTTCCACTTTCTCCTTTCGTCTGCTTCTAAATCACAGGCGATGAAAAAGTGGAGAAATCGAACCCCTTCCCAAAAATAAATGGAGAATTACTTAAAAAAAGAAACGGTGCGGGACAATACTGCCCTACACCGCATGGAAATCAAACTCCCAACTGCGCTTTGACCGCTGAGATCAGCTTTTCCTGTGTCATGTCTTTCTGCTCCAATGCCTCCATGACATCCTCGTCCACGGTATTCTTCGTGATGATATGATGAATGGTCACCACATGGGTCTGTCCCTGCCGCCAAAGACGAGCGTTGGTCTGCTGATACAGTTCCAAGGACCAAGTCAATCCGAACCAGATCAGGATGTGTCCGCCCTGCTGGATGTTCAGACCGTGTCCGGCCGATGCAGGATGGATCAGTGCGACCGGGATGTTCCCAGCATTCCAGTCCTTGATGTCAGTGCTGCTCTTGATGTCCCGGACTTTGATTTTCAACTTCGACAGATGGTTGATGATACGCTCCCGGTCATGCTTGAACCAGTAGGCCACCAGCACCGGCTGTCCGTTGGCCGCTTCGATCAGGTCTTCGAGCGCTTCCAGCTTGTGATCATGGATGACCCGTGCCTTACCGTTCTCGTCATAGACCGCGCCATTGCTCATCTGCAACAGCTTCCCTGTCAGTGATGCAGCATTGGCAGCATCTATATCACCATCTTTGAGTGGGATCAAAAGATCCTGCCGGAGCATATCGTAGAGTTCCCTTTCCTGCGTATTCATCTCGACTTCGCACCTTGTAGGTACACAATCCGGCATATTGAGATAATCCAGAGCCTTCATGGATATCGTGATGTCCGAGATCCGCTGATAGATCATCTCCTCTGCTCCCTGTCTGGGAACATACTGGAATACTATGCCGGTTGCCGGATTCAACGACCCTGCCTTGAAGTAGGCTTCCCGGTACCGGCCGATAAACTTGCCGAGCCGCTCCCCGCCATCCAAAATCCCGATTTCTGCCCAGAGATCCATGAGCCCATTGGAAGAAGGTGTGCCGGTCAGACCGACCCACCGCTTCACAAACGGGCGAACTTTTCGCAGGAACTTGAAACGCTGTGACTGGTAGTTCTTGAATGAGGACAGCTCATCGATCACGACCATGCCAAAATCCCATCGCATTCCATTTTTCTCGTAATACTCCACCAGCCAACGGATATTCTCCCGGTTGACGATGTAGATCATCGCCGGGTGGTGGACTGCTGCGATCCGTGTTTTGACATCTCCAACGATGACGGAAATGTCCAGTCCTTTCAGATGGTCCCACTTTTCGATCTCTGCCGGCCATGTGTCACGGGCAACACGCAGCGGTGCAATAATGAGGACCTTGCTGACCTCGAAGGTCTCAAGCATGAGGTCTTTGATGGCGGAAAGAGTGATTACAGTTTTACCTAAGCCCATATCCAGAAAAAGGGCAGCGATCAGATGCGTCTTGATATACTCTGTGCAGTACCTCTGGTACTCATGTGGGACAAATCTCATACACCGCCTCCTTTCTCCGGAAGATTCACTTCCGGCATCTCTGGGATCTTCGCCCCGATCCCCTGTGGGATAGGCTCACCGGGTGTCCAGCGCAGGAGCGCATCCACAGCAGGCCGGATCTGCTCCAAGCGGTCAACACAGAAAACAGGAAACCCCAGAGCTTCGAGCTGCTGTCTGCGTTTCCGCTGAAGGATACGCATCTGCTTGCCGGGTGCTTTTAGTTCCACAAAGGCACACTTACCACCGAGCAGCAGAACCAGACGATCCGGCACACCATTCATGGTCTGACTGGTAAATTTAAGGGCCTGTCCTCCAGCAGCCTTTACCGCAGCCACGAACTGCTTCTCAACTTCACTTTCTCTCATACGGATGCCTTTCTCTTTCTACAATTCCGGAGGTACTTTTTCTTTGCCACGTAATACTCCGCTCCAAACCAGAAATCACCGCTCTCAGATCCTTCCGTTTTAATAATCACTCCCTCAGAAGGATCGATCTTGGAGTACACCTCAATGACTTTACGCTTAAGTACAGGAACAGCTTTCCGCTTAGTAGGTTCGTCTGCGCTTTTCTTCGGCTGCATATTGCTCTCGACAAAAGCCATATCCTTCTTGAGTTCCTTAGCCGTGCCGATAAAATAGAAAGCCGATTTCGACCCGATATGAAGGACCGTATCATCACCAAACCAGCTGAGAATATCTTTCAGTTCCGGACGGTTTCCGGCTCTAAAGAGCCGGTCAAATTCTAGCTGCTTTGGAGGAAGCAGTTCTTTTAACATCTTCTCTTTCTCTTTTCGCCGTTCTTCCCTCATCACATTCCCGATAGCCTCGTTTGCAGTCGGATCAGAATGACTGCGGTTATTGCGGCATTCCGGCACCTTTTCTTCTTTATGATCGACCCAACGGATAACCTGTGTTTCTTTCTGCACGATGCTTCCCTCCCCATTACTGATTGATCTGCTTCCACTGCTGCGGTTCCATCGTGGCGACCTGCCAGCCAATGCCTTCCAGTGCAGTGGCACGGTCGTAGGAAACGACATCCTGCGAAGTACGGGTAACTGCGTTGGACAGACCGTACAGAGACAGGTCACCGCCTTCAATGAGGTACTTGAGAATTCCCTCCTGCTCCTCCGCGTTGATGCCATAGCTTTGGGCAGTCAGCTGCACCACGTCCTGCACCTTGCCGGTGATCGGTACTGCCATAGATTCCTGCAGGCGGCCGACCACCTGAGAGAAACGGCTCTCGTCAATGGCTGCCATCGTAGTGTCACGCAGCTTTAAGAGGAAAGCCTTGTCCTCCGCTTCCATCGTCTCATCGGAATACAGTGCAAAACTGTCCTCCACTGCCTTTGCCTGCCGCCCCACATGGTGGCGGCGTTCCCCCATGTCATTGACCACCATGCCGTTGGTGCAGACCAGACGGTATACCAGCGGCTGAATCGACACAGCCCCCAGTCCGACTTCGGAGTTGGAGATCATCACGCCGGCCTGAACGATATCGCCCTTACGAACTTCCAGCTCCAGACGGTGATTGACCACCTTGAGATATAGACGGTTCTCCGTCACCTCACAGGACATGACCTCGTACTGATCGTTGCCTGCAAACAGCGGCAGGACGGATGTGGCAATCTCCATGTTGTCGATACGACGATAGCGTTCCGACAGCAGCGCACGGGCCACCTGTCCGGCACCGTAATCCATCGAGCGAACCATGTAAGAACTGGGCTTGTCCGCAAACCAGCTGTTCACGTTCTCAGCCAGAAGTTCCGGCTTCTGTGCCTGCATGAGATCATAGTATTTGGCCGGGATACCCAGTGCCGATGCCACCTGACGGTGGAACAGCGAGGTCGTACCGAAGACCTCCTGCTGGTTGGTCGTAAGATGGTTGATTTCAAAGGTGTGTCCATCTTCCCGGAGGCGCATCCCCTGCGCCGGGTTGATAAAATCCTGCTTTGCCTTGTTCTGACGGTTCAGCTCGACCAAGACTTCCTGCAAATTTCTGCCTGTTTTCATAGCAATTTTCCTCCCTATCTATGCGGCGCATATTTATACGCCCGTCTATGCGTCCATGTCTCTCCGACAAAGACGCCGTGTTTACAGTTCACGGTTGATCATCTGCTGGATGATCCGTACTGCTCCCTGCACACGCCTACGGTTCAGCCGGTTATCCTGCAGGAGTGTGTCCAGAGCATCCACCTCGTCCCGGATATTACAGAGAACCGACCGCTGATGGTCAGCAAGGCGTTCATTGTCCTGCTCCATACGGTCATACTCCTTTTCGTAATCATCGATATCCTCTACGTTGGTATTGATGTACTCCTCGATCTCCCGGCGGAGTTCCTCGCCGGCATAGTTCTCGACTGCATCCAGCAGGTCTTGGATACCAAAGGGCGTCAGGAGTTTTCCGTCCTTCATTTTCAATACATGCGGCATATTGCTCCCCCTTAGTCTTTGAAATAGTAGTCGCCCTTGTAACCAGCCGCAGCCAACGGCAAGCCCTTACACCATGCCGGATTGACTGACATCAGCTTGCAGACCTCATCTACCGTGTACTGATCCTTTGGTGCCTCGATAATGACTTCATCATGAACATGGGCCACAATGTTCAACCCCTCTGCTGAGATACGATCCATTGTTTCAGCCAGAATGTCACGGGCAATCGCCTGCGTTGCATTCTCCACCAACCGACCGGAGTAGGTTTCCTGTCTGGCCCATTTGTGGTTCTGCCCCACACCTTCATAGGTCAGGCTCATCCGTCCGAAGCGGTTCGGCTGCTGTTTGGGTTTGAGGTATGCCAGCTTTCGACCAGATGGCAGCACCATCCAGAGGGTACCGGAATAGAACTCAAAGGCGATTTTTCCGACCTCCTGCCTCTCCCCAGTCTTATAGGCAGTCATTGCAGCTTTTTCGGTATCCCACCAGTACTGTACGATCTTCGGATTGGCTTCCCGCCAGGAATCAATGATCTCCGGCATTTCTTCTTCGTGCAGTCCCATCTGCAATGCACCCATGCTGATAAGTGCACCGGAGGAGCCGCCATAGCCACAAGCCAGAGTTGCAATCTTCCCTTTCTGACGCAGGTCACCGTTGATGCCATGCTTGACGACAGGCACATGGAACATCTGGGAAGCAGTGGCGCAGTAGAGATCCTCGCCGTTCTGGAATGCATCCAGCACCCACTGTTCCTCCGCCTCCCACGCAAGCACACGGGCTTCGATGGCTGAGAAGTCGGCCACGATGAACTCGCATCCATCTTTCGGGATCAGCATGGTGCGGATCAGCTGCGAAAGGACATCCGGCGTATTGCCGTAGATGCTCTCGACCATATCGAAGCACCCCAGCTTCACAAGTGTTCTCGCCTCATCCAGCGTGGAAATGTGGTTCTGTGGGAGGTTTTGCAACTGGATATTCCGGCCGGAATATCGACCGGTACGGCTTGCTCCGTAGAACTGGAACAGTCCCCTTGCCCTGCCGTCTGAGCAGACACAGCGTTCCGCTGCCTGGTATTTCTTCACAGAGCTTTTCGCCATCTGGAGTCGGAGCTTCAACATATCCAGTGCTTCCGCATCCACACCGTTCTTGTCCAATTCCGTGATCATCTGCGCCACATCCTTTTTGCCGAGTGTGTCCATCGGGATGCCGCGCTCCTCCAGCCATGCTTTCAGCTGTGATACGGAATTTGGATTCTCCAGCCCGGTCAGCTCGTAGGCTTTCCTGCTCATGGCATCGGAGAGCATCAGGTCACAGGTGATAGCTTCCTGTACCAGCTCCGTGTCGATTCTCACGCCACGGTCATTGATACGCTCATTCGTGCGGTAATGCTGCCATTCCAGTTCTGCCATTGGGAACTTCTTCAGTCTCTTATAGATGTCTACCTCGGTATTGACATCCTGAATGCAGTAATACTTAAACTTCGCCCAGTCCGCCGGGTAATGCTCCGGGAGATTCCGGGTACGCATCCCGTTGGATTTCGTCGGTTTGCAAGGTACAGAAAACAGCTTGATGAGCCGCTCACCCTCTTTGTCTTTCTGCTGACTTGTCTTCAATACCGTACCGACATCTTTCAGTGCCAGCGGCAAGGTCAGCGATGCCGCCATGACCATCGTACAGATCCAGCTATCCGGTGAAAGGAACTCTCCCGGTTTCAGATACTGTCCGGGACAGTGCCGATTCAGATGCACGGAGAAGCAGACACGCTCAAATGCAGCATTGTGTGCGATCAGCCGCACGCTGCCAGTTTGGAATGCCTCCAGCAGTTCATCCGATATGACTTCTCCCGATGCAAGGTCTGCGCATCTGGTCTCGCCAAAACCGTCCCCCTCATCGATTGCCCATGCTACCAGCAGGATTTCAAAGCTGGGATCTGTGGCATATCGGTACAGGCCGCATTTTCCGATATCCACCTCGCTGTAGGTCTCAATATCGACCAATATTTCTTTCAAAGAATCACCCCACATCTAAGAAAAAACCGGGAGACACCTCAGCATCTCCCGGCGTGCTCATTTACTTGTGCCCTTGAAACACCGGGTCTTACTTCAGATAATCCGGCAGTTCCTCACCGGCATCGCCGCCCAGAACATCCTCGTCATCTTCCAGAGCATCAAAGTCGGAGTCCGCAGATGCACGGCCGGACAGACGGTCGCCATCTTTCACGAACTGGATATTGCCCAGACCAGCCGCCACACCACGGTTGCCGTTGGCGTTGAAGGGATAGAAATTGATCGTCACATAGCAGTAGCATCCGGAGTAGACCATCATCGGATCAGTCACGGGCTGGACATGACGATCAACGACCTGCGGTGCATCCTTGCTGGTGGCGTTCAGGAAGAAGTGCTTCTGGTAGTTCTCATCATCCGGGCGGTCGATGTCACCGTCACGCAGCGGAAGTTTCAGGTTCGGAGGAAGCTTGCCACCCCACTTGCGGACCTTGCCATCCTCCTTGGCTGCCTCGACCGCCTTATGAATCGCCAGCAGGGTCTTCTTATCATCCTTCGGGAGCAGGCACGAAACGGAATACTTCGCCTCGCCGCCATTGATGCTCTTCGGCTCGAAGATGTTAGCGAAAGAGATTCGGCAAAGAACCTTCACCTTAGTTGCGCTGTTCATTTTGTTTGCATTTGCCATAGTGAAATCCTCCTAAAATTGTGTTGTAGATACTGGTTTTCTATGTCCAGCCTCAGTCAAGGGGCGTGAACTCATCCTCGGCAGTCTCCAGATCGACTGCCTCTCTGGGATCAGAATTTGGTACAAGCGCCAGCTTACCGGGTGGCTTGACCACATACTCTCCCAGAATCTCTTTGAACTTTTTCTTTCCCATGAGCTTTTCAAACTCAGTAAGGGAGATCAGCTCAGTCTTGTAAATGTCGGTGTATCCGGCTTTTTCTGCTGCGGCCATCACCGACTTTGTGTCAAGGAACTGCCGCTTGCTCCTGCCCTCGACCACCTTATAGCCATCCCACGCAACGCCGTGGTTGATGGCTTCCGAACTGACATAGGCAAAGATGGCTTCGATTCAGGACTCAATGCGGTTCAGTGTCGGCAGCATCTTCTCGATATCCGTCTTGGAAAGCAGTGCTGGAGATTTGAACGTTGGCACCGATGTGTCCAGGTCAAAGGATGCTGTGGCATCCGTTTCCTCAGTTTCATCTGCCAGCACACCGGCATCCAGATCCAGAAATTCTTCCTTGACCAGAGCCATTGCTTCATCGGCACAGGCTTTGCAGGAAGTCCGGGCACGGCAGAATCTGCACCAGTCACCGGGAACCTGCTCACCTTTTCCTTCAAAGGCCAGCTTTGCCCTCGGTCGGACGTAAGTTTCCGCCCAGTCCAGCAGTTCTTCCACGCTGCATTCAAAAGTCGAGATATTTTCCAGTCGCGGCTGGATAATGGTCATGGACACCTTCTTGATGTCGTACAGATACCCATAGGTGTGATAAGCACCCAGAGCGTACAGCATCATCTGTGGGTTATGGTCACAGCTGACGAACACGCCCTTGCCGTTTTTGTAATCCATAACGTAGAGCGTTCCGTCTGCAATGATCACGCAGTCACCGGTGCCGAAACCGGATGGAACCAGATAGCTGTAATCCAGCCTCTCCTCTACCATAACCAGCGGATTCGGACAGGTTTCCTTGATGCGTTCCACGGTGGAAATAATGAATTCTGCATAGATGTCGGTATTGGCTTCCATCTCTTCGTCCTCATACTCTGAGGTCGGACGCCGAACCCTTTCATGCAGGTACTTTCGCAGCTTGTACTCGCCAAGTGCGTGGGCTGCTGTACCCTCCTCGGCATACACCGAGGATTCATTCTGAAAGTTCTGTTCCAGCCTTGCCGATGGTGTACAGTTCAACCACCGCTTCGAGCTGGAAGCAGACAAAATTGCGTGTACCTCTGGCATAGCGGCCTCCCTTTAAATCTGGGAAACATCAGCCAGAAACGCTTCATACTTCTCCACCGGCAGGTCAGACAGCTGAGCAACGCCATAGGTTTTCAGAAGCTGACCGATCTTCTCGTTGCTGTCACGCTTCTTTTTGATCTTAGTGACAATGACCTTGGTGATATCATCCTTGGTGATCGTCACCACAGGCTTTTCCTTGGAAGACGCATCCTGCTTAGTCGGCTGCGGATTATCAGGAAGTTCGTCTTTCTGGCTGGTTTCTTTCTCCTGACCGGTATCCTCGCCCCACGGAAGGGCATCGGCATCATCCGCCGGGAAGTTTTCTTCTGCGGTATCCTCTGCTTCCCCGGCACTGTTCTCAGCATCCTGCTGTGTATCTGCGACCGAGTCACTGCCGCTGTCAGTAATAGACTCTTCCAGCTTGTCCGAAGCCTCCTCTACCTTTCGAGTCTTCTTGACCGGCTTCTTACGGGGGTGTGGTACCGCTGCACCTTTTTTCTCAGACACAGCAGGGACTTCCCGATCCACGACCGGACGCAGAGGCTTGTCCTCCGATGCGGCATCTGCACCCAGCAGTTCAAGCTGGTCAGATACGCCCTCAAACATCTGGGCAAGACCCTCAAAGACCTCGGTCAGCCCATCCACGACTTTCTTCGGTGCGTTCAGCGCATTCAGTTCATCCATCATGCCTCGTCCTCCTCATCAGAATCATCCTCGCCCCAGATGGAATCGAGATACTCCGTCTGGGCAGCCAGCACTGTCAGAATGACCTTTTCGCACAGACCGGTTTCCTTGTGGATGTGTTCCACCATCTCGTCCACATCAATGTCATCTACCGAATCATCCTCGGTATCAACCGAGCTGTCCTCTGCGGATTCCTGACCGATACCGTAGTTGTAGGAGGTCATACGCTCATCCATGTGGATGTGCAGATTTTCGATGTTGAGCGAAATGGCCTGGACATCAGTCGGATGCGCCGCCAGGAGCTTGTCCGACTTCTGAGCTTTCTGGCCGGCATCCTGCTTCGGCTGAATGGGGATCTTGACCACCTTGGCATCCTTCAGCATCTCGCCGATCAGCTGTTCGAAAGACATACCGTTTTCATACTTCTTATCCATTGTTATCCTCACTTTCTGCAGCATCAGGCTGCGCTCCATTCTTGCAATCACTCAGGCCATACTTCTCTGCAATGGTCTTGACCAGCATACCGAGCAGCTTTGTGGGCTCCGGCATATTACGAATCGGCTTAGACAGCTCCTGCGCTCTTTCGATTTCAAGGGTCATGCCTTTTGTGATCCGGTTTCCGAACACCCATATCTCTGTGGCTTCTTCTAACCAAGCAAGCCCCATCTGAATGCCACGCTCACGTTCTTGCTTTTGGTCATCATCAAGGATGGCTGTAAAGTAGAGATGAGGTGCCAGGGGCATCAGACCACAGGCAGATATAAGCCGGCAGGCCATCTTTGCCCTGTAGATGTTTTCCTCCAGTTCAGCCTTCTTTCCGGCTTCGCTTTCGGACACTGGGTGATACGGCGAACAAACAAAAATCTTCTTCATTTTGCGGCCGCCTTTCCTGCTGTCTCCGGGTAAATGTCAACATGACCTACCGTGTCCCCCGGCGTAATGACCAGAACTTTCATTCCGTCACCAAACAGCCAGTGGACCAGTCTTGCAGGCAGTTTCATCACCCGTCCGTCCAGCACTTTTTCTTTGTTTTTGACACGAACTTCGATGCGGTGCTTCATGCTTCTCGCCTCCTTTATAAAGATTTAAGTACAGAAAGCCGATCCCGGCTTTTTGGTCACACCGTTTTTGTTTTCCCGGTGGCTTTCTGCCCTTCTAAGTCACAGGCGATGGAAGAAGCCTTAAATCGAACCCCATCTCCAAAGTTTTTTCAAAATTTTATCCGAAGCGATTTTTTCTTCGATTTTCTTACGGCGTTTCCGTACAGCTGCTTCTGATACAGCATCCTCTGCGGCAGCTTCAACATTGGATTTCTCCTGTTCTACGACCTGATGGTATGTATGGAGCTGAGATTCCGGGAGTTCATCCCGAAGTTCATGCAGTCGGACAATGTAATCAGGCTCGTCCTCATCCGCGCCCATAGAAATTGCACATTCATATAAGAGGCCGGACTTATCTTCACTGCCGTCATCATCTGCAAACGAAGCATCCAAAGACAAGTTGTAGGAATCTGGGCACTTTTCGCCGGGATGGGCATCCTCCCACTCCCGGATTTGCTGCTTCTTGCGTTCATCTGCAGGCGGTTTCAAATGCTTATTGTTGTTGTAGACTTCCCGGTCACGATCCATGTGCCACTGACGGATAAACTCTGCTGTCACGACTTCTCCCGTGACCTCATTCACGCCCTCATGGATGACAAGCGGCTGGTCACCGATGTAGTAGACGATAACGTCACGAAGATCCTGTGGGATTTTACGGTACATATTCTTAAATGCACTGTAATCACGCTTTTTCCCCTTGTTCTCTGCTCCAATGTTCTTTGTTTCCTTCATTTTCTTGTCCTTTCCGCTCGTGCGGACAGGCAAAGAAAACTCTGACAGGGAGGACCACCTGTGAGGTAGTCGTTTCTGGTCTCATGAGAACCCGGAGATTAGCTGCAAAAAGGAAAAAGGCGCAACAAGTCAGAGGGTGCTCGTTACAGTCGTAGTGAATTCAGCGGTCATGCAAACCGTAAAATTCAACGACTGTATGAGAATCCTTTGCCTATTGCGCACTGGGCTCTGTGTTCTATTTTTGTTCTATGATAGTAGCTTTATTTGTACATATAAGGCTACCGGAATACCCGACTCAATATAAGAGTATTATTTCATTTGTCTCACCACCTTCATTGTCTCAGCTTTACTCATTAGTTGAATTCATATCATTTATCCTCTTTTTCTTCTGAAATTTTGAACAAAATGTTCAGATTTTCAGACATTTATGATATAATCTAATCTAGAGAAGTTTTTGGTTACTACGAAATCTAATAGTAGCTTTATAAGGCTGAATTTTCGTCTACTTCCCCACTCACATCATATCTCAGCATCAAACTTTTGTCGTTGACCTTTCGATGAACAGAGTTGACTATATCGTAAAATCTGTTGATTCCAGAATGGAGGAATGCTTATGCCGTGCTTTGATTTTGGTTTGTTCTATCGCATCGCTATAAAAGGTAACACCACTAGGAATCAAACAAGTATTTACAGCATCCTTACCACCGGGCAAACCAACTCTGATAAAGTTCCTGACAAAGCCGTTATCAGCAAAATTTTCAGCGGAAAGTGTGGTCTCCCTGCTGCGACTATAAAAGCCTTACAGTCTGTGGAGCCCAGCGAAATAAAACGTCGTATCGAGTTATTGCGACTTTCTGATTCTGTCACCGCCGTTAATAAACTCTGGAACATTCTTGTTCATGAGGTTAAAATTTCGGAGGAAGCTTTGAAAGATCTTGTTGACGCAGTGTCTTTCTCTGCCTCTCCTTCGCTCTTTCTTACCAAAGCTTTTATTATCTCCTTAGATGGACCTGAGTTGGTTGAGTCTCCCCATTCGTATCCAGTGACAGATATCTGGGGAGCCATCACCTCACCTGGTGATCTTATGGCAATGGAACAGATGACTAAACCTCAAAGGGATGCCCTTATCAGTTTTGTTAAAGGCTATCTAGAAATCGAGGATTTCAGTAATGCTACCGCATCCCATCTTGACAATGTTTTCGATGACTACGTTGAGAAAAATCTCCCTGATGTTGCGCAGCGTGTTAACTACATAGTTCAGCTTAGGAACATGAAGGCTCGTTACAAAAGATCGCTTCAAATCATTGCCAAAGCTCTCCCATACGTTAAAGAAGATGTACGCCCTGAAGATTTATCGACCGAATGGATTGTAGACTTCTTAGATCACTCCAGAAAAGTCTTCTCTGATTTCAAATTAAATCTCTGGTCTGAAATCTGTGCATACGAACTCAACAACCCTGGCTCCATCTCCCGAAAGCTCCTTTCGACGATTTATCTTATGTCGGACAAAGAACTCCAAGCTTTCGATAACTTAAGGAGAGTCTGCTTCACCGATCTCAATATACAAGGTTCTACTCATCCCTTAGTGTTCATCAGAGATTATCCAAATGCATACAGCTCGTGTGAAGGCTCCGCAGCTCTGCACCTTACGACCGGCGACCTCGCTCTCCTGCAAGCCGACGCCTTGATTGAATGCAACTATGAAACGGGGTTCGCCATTGTAGGTGATGCTGCTTTAAGCTATCGCAATTATAAAGTCTATATCGAAGGTGATGACAGTTTCCCGGACAGGGTCAAACGAGTCGGAATCGGAAATGTTCGTTTCACACGTTACGGACAAGAACTTTTCGATCTTTTGCAGAGTTCACGAACTGTTCCGCTCCCACGTTACGGTGAAGATATTTTTGGATTCACCATTCAACACTGGAATTCCAAGAAATTAAAAATGCGTGTCCTTCACTACGACCCGAACTCGCAAATGATTGTTGAGACAAAATACAATTATTAAGTAAACAAAAAAGCCGAGGCAGACTCCAGACAGCCCAACTAAGGGTTATCTGAATGTCTACCTCGGCTTACTACGTTTATTCGAGCAGCACCTACAAGTAGTAGTAATGTGGTTTTGCTGGCTCACACATCCTGCGGTGAGCCAAGCGGTTACGGGAAGCAGTCACATCCTGAGCTGTTCCTTTTTGTCTTCAAAGGTCATGTACGGACCAGAATAACATTGCTCATTAAAATCATCTAAGTACTCATACCCCTGCAATTGCCCGTTCTTCACATAGGCAACAGCCTTTCGGCCATTTACAACTGCACGGGTTGCAAGGAGCACCCGCTTTCCTTGCGACGTATAGATTCCACATTTTGAAACCAATGTCAGCACCTCCTTATTCTTGATCCTCAAGTTCCGCATTCCACAAAGCCTCGTCCTCTGTGTCCGCATCCTCAACTTCCGGCATTGGAGTAAAAATGTCCTTGCATTTCGTTTCATCAATCCAAGGCACCATAAACTCTGCTTCCACATCACCTGTCTCCAAATTTATAAGAATTAGAGTTACAGCATAATTAAGATAGCAGTCATTCAGCCTCTCTGTTGCCTCATGGAATGCTTCACTATCCGAAAGCACGAGTGACATTCTTGCATAGCTGTAATTGTAATCAGCAAACAAAGTACTCATCCTTGACAAGCGACGCAAAATTTGCATTCCACGGTATGTTCCAGATCCAGTTTGCAGTTGCCCTCTTGGTGCTTGAACCGGGCAAAACTCCATTCCCCAAACGTCTTCATCATCTGGAAGAGCGGTTGACATAACCTCTAGGTCAAATTGATAGCGTCCGCCTAGTGTATCATGACGTTCCGGCTCACGGAGAGCCACACTGTATCCTCGTTTCAGAAGAGCATCAATCAAGATGCTCTTGTAGGATGCTTCTACCTCTCGTTCATAGGCGATATGGCTTCTGAAGCTAACAGTATCTTCCATTCCGTGCGCATGCATCAGCATTTCAAATGTAATGTTGCTGTTTTTATCTGCATGAGCAGCTATGTCCGCAATTAAATAGTCAGAATTCGCCCCAACCGTTTTCTTGTTTATGATTCTTGAAAGGGTTGACGCATTCACCCCAATCTCCTCTGCAAATTGCCTCATACTCCGTTCAGGTCCCTTTGCTCTCATCACATACTCTGCAAGCAGATTTTTGTCCGGTGCCTTAACTCTGCTATACTGTGTGGACAGGTTCCTATAAATTATATTCAATGGCAGCCCTTGTCGAAGTGCCTCCTGCACATCCGCTGGATATCTACCGACTTCATCTTCGCTGAGCACCACTTTCTTCTGCTCTTCCATCGTTGTTTCGCCTCCAATCGCTTGCGTTGCATCTGTTGCGTGCCTTTATTATATGCAACAAGCAGTATCTTGTCAATAGTCTATGCATAATTTGTTGCCCGCCGTTGCTTAGTGTTGCTTCTGCGCTTTTTGATGCACCACTGGGAATCTCTCTTTTCTTAAAATCTTCTAAGTTCACCTCTTGGCTTATACAACCTTTCATCGTATTATAGGGACAGTTGTTCCTTATCAAGCAGCTTTACAAAATTATGTTATAAACATTGGTGCTTTCCCTCCAACAGACAACAGATTATCCCACATGGAGGCATGACATGGAAAAAGAAGCGAACTTTGAAACCAGTCCACTTAACACACAAGATGCCAAGGCAGAGGCCGCCACTACTCTGACTCTTGACGCAACCAATGGAGATAAAATAAAAGCCCTCCGCATCGCCCAGCACATGAGTATGGTTGAACTGGCACGTCGGGCTTCTATGTCAGACCGTGCGATCCGCTATATTGAATCCAACCAGCGTGAACCAAGTGTAGATGCAATTCAGAAGATTGCCGCAGCTCTTGGAGTCACCACCGATTACTTTATGGATGAGGCCACTTTCCAGCAAGAACTCAACGATGACCACTTCTATGCGGATATACGAAAAAAGTATGGCTCCCGTGGTGTTGCACAGGCAAAGAAAATAAAAAAACAGACCACAGCCCTATTTGCAGGTGGTGAACTGTCCGAAGAAGATCAAGCGGCATTTATCAAAGAAATGGAAGCACTTTTCCTCGATGCAAAAGCTGATGCGAAGAAATTTACTCCCAAAAAAACATCTGCGGTAAAGAGGCACGTTTACTCCGGAGGAAAGGAGTCTACTTTGAACACACGCATAATTGATACCGCCGATGCTGTGGTTCGACGCTATAAGACCCGGAATCCAGAAGAGATCATCTCACAACAGGCTATCAAATTGAAAGACATCCGTTTTTGCCACGACCTTCTGGGGTACTATAAGCCTTCTCCATAGTATCTTTTGTCTCATATGGTACTTTCCCTGCCAGTGACAGCTCGTTAACATAGAGCACATCCGCCGGGATGGGGTAGATATCTAATTTATGGTGCATAGTTGGCCCCCTTTTTAGTTAGCCATAGCTAATCCATGCATCTAAACAAACCGTGTGGACTCCTTGAGTTCAGTTTGTCCACACGGTTTGCATATTTATAGTTCTACTGGTTTTTTACAATTTCTTTTTTCTTTGAGCACACGCCGAGACGAAGAAAAACCGGATAAAGATAGCTTGCGCCAAAAGTTCCGAGTTCCTTTGGCCCATCCACGCTACCCTTTTCCTTCTGAAGTTCTCTTGCCCGATGAAAAGCTTTTATCACCGTTGCCCGTGTCACGCTCTTCTCCTTTCGGTTGAAGAAAATCTCTCCACCTCTCACGGTGTACTTCATCGATAATCCATTTTCTGTTTTAAACGGATAGTCTGCAAATGCCACGATTGCATCCCACAAATAGTTTTCTATATCATCTGACGCCACATTGTCCAGTAGCTTCTTATATGCAACTTTCCTCTTTCTATAGAGTCTTCCGCCCTCCGCATTCAATGTTGGACACGACATCATGTAGATACCTTTTTTATACGGCAAGTATGCTTTAACAGAAGCCTTTTTCAGCCCAGTGTTATCCATAATCTGCTTGAGACTGCATCCTTGAGCACACATAACCTGAATTTTTCGACTCATCTCAGTACTGTAATATCCGGCAGTAATTAGGATTTTTCGGATTTTCAGCGGAGTCATTTGCATAGCATCTGCCAGCTCTCTTAATGTCAGAGCGTCTGCTGAGCGTTCTTTCCGATCATCAAAAGGTTCTCCAACGAGGTCAACCGCAGTCTTTAGTTGCTCCTTAATTGCCTCATCTCTGTCATAGTCAGGCTTTTTCCTTGGTCGACCACGCTTAGCTTTAACATTTCCTTCTTGTCCACACGGCATTATATCACTTCAACTTCTCGATAATATCGTCAGCACTGACGCCCTCGGCCAGCAGCTTCTTCACGAGATTTTCTGCCTCGTTCTTCTTCGCTGCTTCGGCGGCCTTCTGATCGGCAGCAGCTTTCTTGGCTTCCAGCTTCGCCAGTTCCTTCTGGGCAGACTTGAGAACAGCCTTCTTTTCTTTCAGGTCTGCTTTCAGAGTGTCGATGTTGGCAGTGATGGAATTGATTTCAGCAGTCAGCGAAGCGATAGCTTCCTGCTTCTCTGCGATCTGGGATGCGAAATCGTTAGTAGTCTTCGGTTTATTCTTGCTTCCTTTGGTTCTGGGCATAAGATATCAACCTTTCTATTCTGTATTGTGGTTTTAGTATAGCAGTCCAAAAACATAATATTGTTATTAATTGCTCTGTTGCGGTTCATTCTCCCACTTAAAATCCCACGACTCATACTTTTTATCAACGTCCTCCAAAAAATCCATGAATCGCTTTAGATTTTTTGCATTAAGTTGCCGTTGTCGCTCAATCCCTGTACCATCCATCTTTTTAGCTGCAGCATCTAGTTTATTTTGTTGTTCATTCATAACACTAAGAAGATTACGCAGCCTTTCCAAATCAACAAGATTCCTTTTTAGCACATCCTCTGGATTATCGCTGAAAATCTTATGGAAATTGGGCTTCATTTCGTAAAGTGCCCGCATTGATTTATTGTTATAGTAGCATCCTTCTCTATATAAAAATTCTCTTTCTGCTTTTTCGTCTTCTGGAGCCTCCACCAGCATATCCGTATAAGCATTACTTAACATTACCCAGTATGAGATTTGATTATCAAACACGTCAACCGAATCTCTAATATCAAGTTTTCCTTTTTTTACAAGTCTTATAGAGTTTATCCACTTCAGCACTTTATAGCCCAAAATCAATATTGCTGGCACTACAGCCGAAACTAACACTGCAATCCATACCCATTGAGGCGCCCTTTCTGTATCAAATAAATGATCTACAATAATCGAGCCTAATGCTAATATGAGTTCCCAGCATAAAGAAAAGAGTACTGGCTCTTGCGATGTCAGCTTTTTCTTAATTTGTTCAATGTCTTTTTTAAGAGCCATTTCCTGCCAGTCGCTAAAATTAACTCTTTTCACATAGCACTCCTCCAGAGAACAATCTTCTCCCATTTTTGATCGTATGCGGGATTAATGCAGTCTATTCAATTTTTTGCAAATTTTTTCAGCCGCTTCGCCTTGTCCCTTATAGTCTGTATTTTCTACCCACTTCAACTGAGAAATTCTGTGGCCATTTGTTTTTTCAAGCAACTCATTAAAACTCAAGTTACTAAACGCTTGCGGCAACGCACCCTTATCTTGGTTGCTTACGATGTACCTTAGAACAGTTGCAATAATCTTATCACAGCATTCCTTATGATAATAATAAACCTCTGTACCATACTCATTAAAATCATGGTTAAAGTACTTATCAACCACAACGCATGCTCGCTTTAGTGCTCTTCCACTGCAGGAAGGGACTTCTCTTTTAATATAGCGTTTCCCTTTTGACCAAGGAGAGCCAAATCCAGACTCTTGCGAGCCTATAAACTCTATCGCCAGCTTCATTAAACCATTCCGAAACGCATCAGAACCAGCAGGCGCAAAAACATACATCGACATAATTACTCTCCTTTTTCACAACTTTCTATTTGCATAAATGTATTTTTGAATGGGCTCAAAGATATACCGCATAAGGCGTATTCTATTCACCCACAAAAAGTTTTCACGACATGCCGCATTTCCGTTTTCCCATTCAGAAACACGACCCAAAAAACTATTCGCCAAATTTCAGAATTCTCGCCTGCCACTCATATTCCTTATGACAAGTTTCACACTTATACCTTCCTGCTCTTGCCATCATTCCTTTCTTTCAACTCGTATGATTTCTTGAATTTCGTATTATAATTTTTCACGCAAAGTAACGTTATTCCCACCACAAGTAGTGTAACCACCATATATATTGTACAAGATGGCCACGAAGTAGCGGGAACTAGCGATAGGACTGTTTGTCCAATGAAGCTTACAATTATCATTGAAATTCCATAATATGATTCTTCTTTTTGTGTAATAAGGCCTTTATCCGGATTACACATTGCACCAATCGTCTTTGAATTGGTCAAATCCTTTTCCTTTAGAGTTAATATACTCCGAATGGCCCAGATTGTTCCCCAAACATTTATAGCCGAATATATAATAGATAAGATTTTCTCTTGAATCATAGTCACACCACATTATAAGCATTCATAAACCCTTCGCATTCTTAGCCGCCTTATCAGCGTTGCCTGCTGCTCACCACGGAGAGGTGTGCAAAGTTTCGAGCAGCAATGGGAGTTCACGCTCCCACAATTCATGTGATATATCCTACAATATTCGTTGGAGGTGTAAATCACATGAAGAATAAATTAGATTGGTTCAATGATAACCGGAATTTGGATGTACGTCTCACACGGATACTATGAGCTTCTGCTCTCCCCTACCTACCGATGGCCTATGCAGGTGAAAGTTGTATGCTCGTATAGGTGGGGTGCTGAGTTTCCAAAGTGTCCGCGGTGCGGAATCACCATGGAGCATGAGTACCAACTCTTCTGTGACCGCTGCGGGCAGAGACTGAACTGGAGTGGTTTTGATGATGTAGAGGTACGGTACATAGGGTGGAACGGAGTTGAGGATGAAGATTGATTTTATGATTCAATTAAACCACACTGCGCCAGTTCTTGCAAGGACTTGGCGCTTTTATCTTTTTCGGAGAGGATATATTCCATCGGCGGCCACGGATCAGTTTGCCAGTTGAATTCTGAATCGTACCTCACGGCTTTAGCCGCAGCAGCACAGAAATCATTATCCACACACCACTGCATCAAGGTGTCATCTTCCAGTGTCAGGTAGCCATGCGCAAATCCACGGGGAATCAGCATCTGTTTCTGATTTTCAAAGGAGAGGATCTCGCTGTAAGCATAGCCAAAAGTATCTCCCGGTCTGATATCAACAGCAACATTGAAGATTGCTCCATGCAAACAGGAGACTAGCTTTGCCTGCGCGTGTTCACCCTCTTGGAAGTGTAGTCCACGTAGCGTTCCAGCTTTTTTGCTGAATCCTTGGTTGATTTGAAGCACATGAAAGTCGATTGACTTGTCCACTGACACAGACAGCCATCCCCGGAAGTCTTCAAAACGCTGTGTTTCAATTATTATCGGCTTTACCAT